CATGTACCCAAGTTCCACTTGGTGGAGATCGTAGGAAAGACCTAGATCTAGTCAGAGTTAGTAACGGAGGATCGGATGTTCAATGTAATGAAAATAAAATCTATAAAAATATGAACACCGAACAAGGATTAAACGAGTTGGGAGGATTTCACCATATAGTCACCGGAACTGCATTTTCTCACAGTAAAAGTACTATTGAACACGTTAAAGGATCAGTGGCCAGAGAGAGACTGGACCTGCAATGTTTAACGTGTAGTTATCGTAAGCTATTTAAAAGACAACGCAAGTTTGTACCTGTGGCTGGAGCGAGACCAGACCAGCAATGCATCTTGTGTAGAGACAAATATTACCACACTTATACGTGCCAGATGGATAATACTGTCACAACGGCGGAAAGCACAGCGCCTACAACAACCTCGACTGTGGATATAGTTGCTTTGCAACAGTTCTCGCGTTTAAGTGAGACACCATTACCTCAGAGGGAGGAGGAGTACATCCAACCTCCAGAGATGCCAAATTTTATTAGATTTGAAGGACCCACAGCACCTGCGTGGGTCAGAGACATAGAAGCATATCACGATATAGGTGATTTGTATATGGACAGCAGCACGACGGCATCATCCGTCATTGAATCGGTTAGCATGCATAGTGAAGGACCAGATTGGAGATCACCGTATTGGGATAGTGATTCTCGTAGTCACAATTTAATTTTCCAACAATATCAGGAACGTGCAAATAATGCTATGTCTAGAGTGAAGATGAAGTTGGATATGGATAAAGTCCTCTTATATAGTGAGAAGATAGCCCTTTTGTGCATGTCTCTTTCTGCTCAGACGACATACCGCGGATTTATATCAACGATAGTTTATGCCTTAAAGGACTTTGGTGTTATATCGACGCGTCGATCACTTTTTATTTCTGTGATCCGCTTGTGTCGTGAATACTTAGATAGTGATGTAGGTGAACAATTTGAAGAGTATGCTGGTGATTTGGATGAAGACGAGTATGCACATGTCGATGACCAAAATTATACCACCCAATCTGCAGAGAAAGTCAAGATTGCTTTAGACGCTGTCATAGATTGTTTACGAAATCCATCTCGTATTGCTAAAAACCCAATTGTTAGAGGGATTGTGCGATTCTTGAGAGCCATTACGGCACTTGGTATGATGACATATTGCCAAGGTGATTATTGTCTCAAAGGCATAAAGCTCTTTGCCATCGAACCTATTACGGGTGGTGTTTTTGAAGTCTTTGTTGTGCTAGCGGATTCACTACAGAACTTTTTGGATTATGGTTATGCCATGGTTATGGAGAAGTCGGTCTTCCCAGTGAATTATAGTTTTGACAAGCTGCATGATTTAGAATTGAGAGTTGCTGAAATGGACGCTTG